ATCGTTATCGTCAGTTCCCACGACGCACCCCACGCAAAGGGCGAGGAAATTCTGGCTATTTCATCTATCCAGCACTTCGCAAAATTCAGCCTGAACTAGTGAAGAAATGGGAAGAAGCGTTTTCAAAGATTTTGAAGGAGTGGGATAAATAATGGCTGGAAGTAGAACGCTTAAGTTATCCATTCTTGCGGACGTTGATAACCTAAAAAAGAATTTAGATACCGGCTCAAAAGAGGTTGAAGGCTTTGGCGGTAAGCTGGAAAAATTTGGCAAGGTTGCTGCCGCTGCTTTCGCTGCTGCTGCCGCTGCGGCTGCTGCCTATGCTGGCAAGTTAGCCATTGAAGGCGTTAAAGCTGCCATTGAAGATGAAGCTGCACAAAAGCGCTTAGCCCTAGCCTTACAAAACGTCACAACTGCCACAGATGCCCAGATTGCTGCTGTCGAAGAACAAATTTTGCAAACCTCATTGGCAACCGGTGTTGCCGACGATCAATTGCGTCCGGCGTTACAGCGCCTAGCAGTCGCAACCGGATCAGTCGAAGAGTCTCAAGAATTACTGACACTCGCTTTGGACATCTCAGCCGCAACTGGCAAAGACGTTCAATTAGTCGCCAATGCTTTGGGTAAAGCCTATGAAGGTAATACAACTTCTTTAAGTCGTCTCGGTGTTGGTCTTAGCGCAACGGAATTAAAAACTTTAGGATTCGAAGGTGCGGTTAGACAACTTTCCGGCACCTTTGGAGGCTCAGCTGCAACTCAAGCCAATACTTTTGAAGGTCAAATAAAAAAAGTGCAAGTGGCTTTCGATGAAGCCAAAGAATCAGTCGGAGCTGCTTTGTTGCCGACTTTGCAAAATTTATTAAATTTCTTCATCAATACTGTAATTCCTAAATTTATTCAATTCAAAGACGCAGCACTCAAGCCGGTCACCGATGCAATTCAACGAAATAAGGATTCCCTTACAGTTCTTTACAATTTCATTAAAGACTTTGTAGTTCCCATTCTGATTAATAATTTAGGTAATGCGCTTAAATTTATTGGAACTGTTGCTGGTGGTATTTTGGACGTTATTTCTTTTGTTGTTGATGGTATTCAAAAAGCTGTCAGTGCAGCTATCACTGCCATTAACGCAATTATTCGCGCATATAACGCTATTCCTTTACTCCCTAATATTCCTACTATATCGACCCCCAGCTTGGGAACTTCTACTACTTCTTCAACATCCAGCAAAGTAACTTCGGTGTTACAAAGCACCCCATTGAAAACAATCACTCCTCGAACCGCAACCGCTCCCACAGTGACTACGCCTGCCACAACGACTAGTCCAACAATAACGACAACTTTAATTCCAAGCGGCAAAGCGATTCCCTCTAATTTTGACGTCGCAGCGGTTAGAGCCGGTGAAGAGAAGGGTAACCTTGTCATCAATGTCAATGCTCCAAGCGTTATTGACGAGGAAGGTTTTACTCGAGCGATTGTTTTAGCCCTTAATAACTCCACTAATCGCGGCACAACCGGCGCTGGCGATCTAAGGTCTAACGCCCAGATCCTATGACAGCTTGGACACCCGTCTGGCGCATATCCGCCAATGGCACGACAGTTACTTCGGTGACTTTAACCGATCTTCAAATCACATCCGGCCGCACAGACATAAATTCACCCACACCTGCCGGATATTGTTCCTTGCGCCTTATCAATACAACCGAAGCCGTCTATAACTTCTCAATTAACACCTCCATTTTAATTGAAGTCAAAAATAGCACTGGAACTTATGTCCCAATTTTTGGAGGTCGAATTTCCGACATTCGACAAGTTGTCACAACTACAGGTAGCGAAGCGGCAATCACCACAATCAATATAACTGCTGTCGGCGCTTTAGCTAGGTTACAAAGAGCCACCTTTGATGGTAATTTGGCACAAGGCTTGGATGGATCACAAATCTTGGATTTACTTGATGACTTATTGTTAAATTCCTGGAATGAAGTTCCACCAGCTGAAACTTGGAACACCTATGATTCCACTGAAACTTGGTTAAACGGATCTAATATTGGCTTAGGTGAAATTGATGCTGGCGAATATACAATGGTGAGCCGACAAATAAACGATCAAGTAATATACGGAGTTGCCAATGAAATTGCTTCTTCTGCCCTTGGTTATTTATATGAAGATGCCAATGGACTTATCGGATACGCGGATGCAAGTCACAGGCAGGATTATTTAATTACAAACGGATATACCGATTTAGATGCTAATGCAGCAATCGGTTCCGGCATAGGGATAGTCCAAAGGCAGGGAGAGCTAGTCAATAAACTTTATGTTGATTACGGCAACAACTTTAATAGTCAGTATATTGCTCAAAATACGCAATCACAGGCAACTTATGGCCTTTATGCAGAGCAGTTTTCCAGTTATGTTAAAAGCGCCGGTGATGTTCAATCAATGGCGGATAGGGTGATTCAACTTCGAGCTTATCCTCGTTATCTATTTCAAACGATAACCTTCGCATTGCAGAATCCCGAAATTGACAATGCTGATCGGGATGCCCTTCTGAATATCTTTATGGGTCAGCCTGTAAGAATCACCAATTTGCCTCCCCAGCTTCTCGGTGGCGAATTCACGGGCTATGTCGAGGGCTGGACTTTCAGAGCATCCCTATCTGGCTTATCAATAACCCTAAACGCCAGCCCAATAGAATTTTCAGCAGTCGCCCAAAGATGGGAACAAGTCAATGTGGCAGAAAGCTGGAATAGTGTGCTCAATACCCTAGAATGGCAGGACGCGATTGGAGTGATTAGTTAATGCCCACAACAAGTAATTTTGGTTGGACAACGCCGGCCGATACCGATCTGGTCAAGGATGGCGCCTTAGCCATTAGAACTCTCGGCAACGGAATAGATACCTCAATGGCCGAACTCAAAGGCGGCACGACAGGACAAATCCTTTCAAAGACGTCCAATACGGATATGGATTTCACTTGGATCAATAACGACCAAGGCGATATAACAGCCGTCAATGTTTCATCTCCGATAACCGGTGGTGGAACTTCTGGCGATGTCACCATTGGAATTCAAGATGGTACAACCGCTCAAAAGGGCGCTGTTCAATTAGAAAATTCAACGTCGAGCACTTCGACCACAACGGCGGCGGTACCGGCTTCAGTTAAATCCGCTTACGATTTGGCGGATGCCGCAATCGCGAAATCCTTGGTTGATGCTAAGGGTGATTTGATTACTGCCACAGCTGACAACACTCCGGCCCGTTTAGCAGTGGGAACTAATGGGCAATATCTCTCAGCTGATTCAACTGCGGCAACTGGATTAAAATGGGTTACTCCTGCCGGTGGGGGCAAGATTTTACAAGTAGTCAGCGCCAGCACAACAACTTCAACCGCTGTTGCTTCCACAACTTACACGGATACCACATTGTCGGCCTCAATTACTCCGAGTTCAACCTCAAGTAAAGTTTTGGTTATTGTCACACAAAATTATTATCTTTACAGAGCTTCAAGCGGTTTCCAAGCCGGAGCCGTTCAATTGTTACGCGGTTCAACCGTTGTCGTTGATCCGAATGGCAATTACACAATGAACGCTGAAATTGGTACTGGCGTTATTGGTATTCAAACTTATGCGACTATCGCTTATTTGGATTCACCAGCAACTACTTCGGCAACGACATATAAGACTCAAGGCAAAGTTCAAGTCACTTCCAACAGCGGCGCAATTACTTTCCAAAATGGCAGTTCACCAAGTTACATAATCTTGATGGAGGTTGGCGCATAATGGCAAGTCACATCGAAGTAGTTAGATACCTACGACCAGACGGCGGTTATGTCGCTCGCGGTGAAGATTATGAAGGTATTGAATTTATTGATGCAAAACCTTTCAGCAAAGCAGAATACAACAAGGCCTTTGCTTTAGTAGATGCTGCTAAAGAAAAAGCAGCTGAAGACGCGGCAAAAGCGCGATCAGCAGCTGAGGCCAAGCTTGCAGTTCTAGGCTTAAACGTCGATGATCTAAAGGCTCTTGGATTGGCATAATGCCAAAACTGTGCAAAGCCGGTCAGCAACTTCGGGAGCAAATAGATGACGATTATCCTGATCGCGACCGCAAGTCTGATGGCTGGATTGCTGATGCTCGCCATTTGGCGAAAGGCACTTCAGACCATATACCGCAAGATGGAATAGTTCGCGCTTTAGACATTGATGCGGATCTCAATGCCCACAAAGAAGAGGCTTATGCTCTTGTGGAGAAAATCCGTAAGTGCGCCAAGCGAGGCGACAAGCGCATTAAATACATCATCTATGACGGCAAAATTATGAGTCCGATATTGAATTGGAAGCGCAGAAAATACAAAGGTGCTAACCCTCACCGGTCGCACTTTCACGTTAGCTTTACAACTTTGGGAGATAAAGACGGTAGCTGGTTCGACCTCGAAGGAGACAGAGAAAATGGCAGAATTAAAACTGATGGCGGGAACGTGGGCGAAAACATTCGTCGCGACGGCTCTCTCGACATACCTATCAGTAGGACTTCAACTCGACTACATTCTCAATGCGGCACTTGTGAGTGTGTTGCCTTCCGTGATTAACTGGCTCAACCCTAATTACGAGCGTTACGGCAAAATCAAGTAATGGCAGCCTCCGACCTCGCCGCGACTATCGCCAGCGTTCTCGGATCAATCGGCCTCCTTATCGCCGGACTGAGATACATCATCAAACTTGAGAATATCCCCATAGTGTCGCGCCTCGACAAGATGGAGTCTCAGTTAGAATTAGCCCTCTCAGCAAAGGTGGCTAGAAATGGCAACAAGAAAACGCGTTAAGAAGCCAGTCAAGAAGGTGGCTAAGCGTCGCAAAACGACGAAGGAGCCAATCCTTACCAAGCTGGATTTCTGGGCTATTGCTGCCAAAGAAGTGTATGACGCTTGCCGCAAAGCCGGAATGGACGAAGGCACAGCTTTGGCCTTTGCGATGGATAGAAGCTCTTATCCCGATTGGATTGTTGATCCAAGCGACCCAATAAAGAATCCGCTCGATGATTGGGAAGAGGACGACTAATTTACCTTCGCGAGGTGGAACTATTCGAGGCGCTTAAGTCGGTTTATCCGGAC